ATAATCACTTCTGTCATTAAAATTCATTATCTGGTTATCGATTATCTTTATTTCACATAATCCATTAGTTCCAACGCTAATTTGATCTTGTAAATAAACATTATCACTCTGTCCTGAACGACTTAAAACTATCGAATTAATTGGCCCATATTTTTCACCGAATTTTACATTTATATCTTTTAGAGATTCTTCATCAATAGTATCATTAGTTTCATTAATATATCTAACTTCAACCATATTACTAGAATTAATACATATTGTACTTGCTGTTACTGCAGATAATTCATCAAATATATCCCTATATGTATAACCTAAATTTGCATATAAATCACTAGATAGTATTTTATCGTAATTTGCAAATTTGCTATTAGAATTTTTAAATATTAAATTACAATCTAAACATAAATTAGTTAAATATTCTCTAATAGTCATTGGGAAAGTTCCATTTTGCAAAGTCGTATATTCTTTCATTGAAAATAACATACTGTCATAACATATATGCTTATAAGTCTTTGTATCTTCATTTAACTCACTTGAATAAACAATATAATTTCCAAAATCTAAATATTCATATACATCATTCACTTTTAAACCGAATTCATACTTTACTATTGTTGTTATAGGAACTTGAACAGAGCTTTCAAATTCTAAAATTTTCATTGCGCTTTTTAAAATATTACCATTAACAATAGGATTTACTGAAAATAATTGCTCCGAATCTATGGTTTCATTGCCGTAGATTATTCTACTATCTATTTCTCTACCAAGTTCTTTAATTTGATTTTTAAATCCATTCGTATGAACGCGCATATTATACCCTCTTACTTCTAGCTATAAAAGAACAGCTGAACCCTTGGTTTTGGAGTATTCCACGATTCACTAATTCCCAATCTCCAGTATATGTAGACATTGTTATATTAGTTTTCTTAAAAGGATCATAATAAGTAACATTTTGTACGGAACTATCTAGTATTTGAGCAATCTGTTCTAATTCGCTTTGATTTAATTTTCTAAATTGCACAATTATTTTAGGAAATATCCCTATCAATGTTCCACTTTGTGTACCAGCAAGATTTCTGCCTGAGTCTTCGCTCCATAGTTTGTTATAACTATATTTTGCTTCCAAAATAAAAGGACCCAAATTGAGCCCATTTACTATTAAACTATTTGCATCTATAAACATATACTCACCTACCTATTTGTAGCAAAATTACTTTCACTTTGTATTGCTTTTAATTCCCTTGATATTGTTCGACCATTCATTTGGTTAATTAAAGTCGCATTGATAGTTATATATCTTCCAATAGCGCTTCCTAATTCTTCCATAGCTTGACTATTAGTTAAAGGTATGACACCTTCTCTTCCTGCTTCTCCACCTATTCCAAGTGGCACACCATGCCCTGGCATATTGATAATACCACCACTTTTTAATTTAGGAATTTGAGGTATATTAAATCCAAATTTCTTACCACCTAAACCAGGTACCCAATCTGGTACATCAAAACTTATTTTATTTGCTCCTCTAATTAATGCATTTAAACCACCTATAATTAAATTTAATGGTGCTTTAGCAATAGACCATAACGAATCCATAATACCTTTAAACATCATTTTAAATCCATTTAAGGCACCAGCAATATCTCCACTGAATAATGATTTAATAACTTGTACAAATCCATTAAAAAATGTTTGTATTCCATTAAATATACCAATTATGGTATCTTTGGCTATCTCAAATGGATTTATTATTAAACCTATAACTGAAGTAAATATTCCAGCTATAATTGTAATTGCTGATTTTATAATTGACACAATTGTTTCAAATAAACCTTGTATAAATTTCAAAACAGGAATTATAACATTTTTATAAATCCAATCTCCTATTTCACCTAATATTTTTTTTATTTCTTCCCAATTATCTGCAACATACCTTACTACTAATCCAATAATTAAAACCAATAATCCCCACCAGTTATTCATGATAAGCATTAGTCCGCCTAATATAATTGCTATATCCGATAATACTTTAACAAAATTCTCCCACGATGGGTCTTCAATTAAATCAATTATATCATTAATCAATAAAATAATTCCTGCAAGTAATATTCCAATACCAAGACCTTGTATCCCTAGTAAACCAAGTTTAACTGCTGTAAGCCCTCCTGCAATGCCTACAAGACCTGCTATTACCAAGTCTTTATTTTCTGCTATCCATTTTAACCAGCCAGGAACTTCACCTTGTATATTATCTAAACTCACACTAGGTAATACATTAGAACTAGAATTGGAAGAATTAACTTTATTCATTTCATCGAATCCCGCTAATGATTTTTTCATATCTTTAGCACTCTTGGAAGATTTATTCATAGCATCTGCACTAGCATTTGCAAATAAATTTACTCCAAACCATGCTTGTGCAATATAATTAACTCCGTTGAGCAGCTTATATACCCATTGTACTAATCGTTCTATAACTGGCTGTAAAGCACTTGCTAAAGCAAATCTTATATATTCTACGTCACTTGCTAATTTTTCATTATAATTAGTTAATGTACTTATTGTTTGTCGTACAAAACCATAAGCACTCTCAATAGCAAATATTCCTAATGCCCATTTCCCCATTTTTTTTATGACATTTGTAGTTTCTTTGTTTGCTTTTTTTAAATTCTTTTCAAAATTAGATAAATCTGCTCTATTTAGATCTGCTTGTTTTTGTTTTAAAGTTGTTAATTTATTGCTCAATTTCTCGTATTGCGCTTCTAATTTAACAGTATCTCCTACTTCAAATCCCATATCTGCTTGTTTTAATTTATATTCGATTTCTTGCATTTGAGACTCAATATAATCCACTTGTGCATCAAAATCTTTAGTATCTAATTTTGTACCAATTCTTAACCATCCATCCATTTTAATCACTTCCTTTCAATTCCAGTAAGTTGATAGAATGTATCAATGCTTTGTTGTTGTTTTTCTGTAAGTATCGGTTCTTCTTTTTTTAATGCCCAATATTTCTTTGCATCTTCTATTTTTTTTCTTTCTTTTCTATCCTCAATTTTTGATGTATCATAATTTCTTAAATTTCTAATTCTATTCAAAACACAGCAATTACCCATTTCACTATTCGATAGCCCATTTAAAAGATTATTAAATTCCCACCAGTGCATTTCCATTTTTTTTATATCTAAACCATTATAATCTGACATAAAACTAATTCTTATCAATTCCATATCTTGATTAAAATCCATATCTGGTTCTTCATTATCTTCTGTCTTTTCTTGTCCACAACTTAAATACTTAACTGCTAATTCTAACAATTTATCATAACTTTCTTTTTGATTTAATCCCTCATCACCAAATAATAGATATATAATCGCTAAGCTTCTTTCATAGTCTCCAATTGTAGTATCTCTTGCAACCTCATCACATTTTAAGGCAATTCGATAGTCTGTATTTATCTTGATTTTTTTCTCTTCAACTTTTACATATTCTGGATAATTCATTATTCAAGAACATTGCTTTCTTTAATTGAATTTTTGTATTTATTTTTGATTTTATTTTCTATACCATCAAATCCCTTTTTTATAATTGGCATTATAGGTTCTAACATTTCGTTAATGTCTTCATACATTGAATAATAAGGTTTTCTCCCGTTTAAAAGCTTTTCTGTTCCACCTTCTCCTAAAAATAAATCCAAAGCTTCCATTTCTCTTTTGTAAAACTCGCTTATAACCTTTATTTTTTCTTCTTCTTTAGAACTTAAAAGTTTCTTACCTTTCTTATCCTCTTTCTTATCAATAACTACAAATTGCATCTTTACAAATTGCACATTTTTATGATGTTTTTCTTCGCACTCTTGGTATCTCAATGGTAATTCTATATCTTCTAAGTCAAACTCTAAATGTTCTCCTGTATCATTTCCAGCATAATCTTTAATACCAATTCTTATAATATTATCTTTTTTTAATTGAATAAAATCTGTCATAGTTTTAATCCCTCTCTTTTATATAAAAAAATAGGCTAGAGTTTTAAACCCTAGCCTTATTATTAAGCTTCAGGTGTAAATGTAGGTACACTGTCAGCAATAGTTACAGTTCCAACTTCTGGATCTCCGTTATAATAAATTGAATATTCAATTACTGGCGATTCTCCTGTTGCGTAACTTGTTACCGCAATCATACAGTTATATTTTGTAGCTTTGTAGCTAATAGATGGTGCTTCTCCTATACTATCATATAAATCAATGTCTAATACTTGAGTTTCGCAAGCACTACCAACACCTGCTGTTCTTCTTAAATTGTTAACAAAATCATATACTGGGTCTCCAAAATAACATTTTTGAGATACATCACCTTGAATTTGATAACTTTCTAATGAACTTGTTGCATTTTTATTTATAATCCATTTTTCTGTTTCTACTTGTGGATTTAATGATTGTCCATAGTCAGTAATACCAACACCAACAATTGACCAAGTTTCACTTTCGCTTGATGGAGTAGTATTTAAATAAGTAGCAATCTGTTCTCTTGTTACTTTTTTATACATCTAGATTTCCTCCTTCTTTTTTTTCTTTAAAATAAAACTACTAGGTATTTCTAGCAATTCTTCTTTAGTTAGAGGTTCAATAAAACCTTTTTCATTTAATCTACAAATTAAAAGCATATCGTCTTTTTTTGGTTTAAATTCATCACCGTTGGTATATTTTTTGCCTTTAATTATACAATCTCGTTTAATTAGGATTTGTTTCATTTAGACCTCCAATAATTCATAACACAACTAATACGATAAATTGCTTCATCAGTATTCGTTGCAAATAAATATCCATTAGTTACTGCACTAATAGATTCTATTTCTATTTCCTCTATTTGAGGAAATATTTTATTTTTATTATTATTTCTTAACCATTCTCTAAAATTTTCAAAAAATTTAGAATTATCAACATTATTAGCTATCTCATCATTCCAATATAATCTTGCATCAAAAGTAAACTGAAATTGGCATTCTTCATTACCAATGATATCTTTTGAGATAATAGGATTATAACTAACACCTTCATTTACAGAATATGATGTTACCTTATCAACTAAATAATCAATATTTAATTCTGCAAATTCCTTTAAATAAGGGCAAGTTGCTATATATGTTCTTATTTGTTCTATCATTTTCTAACCTCTTTCTTTGCATCATTCAAAATGTCGTCGAAATGTTCAGTTAATGTTCTTTCAACAAAATGTGAACCTCTATTAGGTCCTCCGTGATATATTAACTTCTTACTACTTGGAACTTTTTTTACAGCTGGTCTGCTCCAAAATCTCCCACTTACAGGATCGTGAAATGCCCCTATGTTATATTTAGGGTCTACATACAATATACCTTCGTTCATATAATGAGCATAAGGCGTTTCTATAGTTATAAATCCAGGTTCTCTATTTCTAGTATTTGTCATCATCATTCCACTATCTTGAGGCATTAAAAGCCTTAAATAATGAATTGTGGAAGTATCAATTACTTTTTGAACTCTACCATTAGGATTAATACCTAATTCATCTTTTAATTGTTCCTTTTGTTTTATAGTGAACTCTGCATCTGTTCTTAAATACATTATTCACCACTTATTTCATAATGTTGCATATCAACAGAACCATAATCTTTAATAGCAATATTAGTTATTTTCATACATTCATAGTTATCTTTTAAATCAGCAATAGTTGTTACGCTATCAACTATACCTTTAACTAAATAATCATCATTCTGTAATGTCCAACCAATATTTTTACTTTGAAATTCTTTTGGTGATAAATAACCCTCTTCACTCATTAATATTCTAACGATTAAGCCATCATTTTTGATTAACTGAGTGTCAGATATACTTATACCCTTATTGGAACTCCAAAAACCTTTTACGTGGCTTATTTTATATTCATTTTGTTTTGTTTCAATATTAAACCATTTATTAACAATAGTTATGTCTTTATCGAACATCTACAATACCCGAATACAATAAACCAGTAAACAACAATGTCTTTTGCATTTCTTCGTTTATTCTTTTATCAGTACTATCATAATCTGCTTGCAAATCACTTAAAGATACGTTAGATATATTTCTACTGTAATCTCCAACCTTTTCGCTAGTGACTACCTTTTCAGCACCATTTAACAATAAATCAATTCTTTGTTTTTTTAGATTTTGGTTATAAATAATATCTGCTACTAAGCAAGTAGCGTTTTGAACTTGATTCTTAAATTCTGTTATAGGTTTATTGAAGATTCTAATTCTTACTTCGTTACTTGCTTTTGTAGCATATTGTTCAAATTCTTCTTGAGGGATTAAAGTCCCTTTAAAGGTATTTGAATAGTAATCATAGTCTATATA